AGTGCAAGCTGCTACGAAAGTCCCTGGCCGGTGGCTACCACTTCAAGCGCATCGCCATCGGGGCTGGCCAGGAGCGCTTCCGGGACGCGCCCAACAAGAACGAGCACTCACACATTGGCGACAGCTTCGGATACCTGATGCTGGGCGGCGGTGAGTACAACCGGATGACCCGCACCCATCAGCTCGGTGGCCGACCCATGGGCCAATCCAGCGCCAGCACCGACTTCGATGTGTTTGCATGAGCATATCGCGCTGATATACAGCTCTTGCCTATCGTACAAACACCAATAGAATCGGTTGATATGAGCACAGCCGTCATTGAATTGCCGCCAGCAAATTTGCCTGCGCCGATAGCGCGGCAGAAGATCATGGCCATCCAACGGGCCTGCCAAGCGCTGCCTGACGGCCAGCGTATGGACGAGTCGCCGCCGCTCAAGCACTGGCTAGCCCCCGGCATCTACGCCCGTGAGATCCACCTGCCTGCTGGCACCGTGGTGGTGGGCAAGATCCACCGGCACCGACACTTCAACATCATCAGCCAGGGCAGCATCACCTGCTACACCGAGTTCGGGCTGGAGACCCACACAGCGCCAGCGTCATTCATCTCCGAGCCGGGCACCAAGCGGGTGGTGCATACCCATGAGGATGCGATCTGGACGACCATTCACCCCAACCCGACCGATGAGACCAACATCGCAACATTGGAAAGCATGTTCACCGCTCTGGAATACGCCGAGCTGGGCATGGACGTTTACGAACACAAGGAGGTAATCACATGACCTATTTCATCTCTGGTGCCATCATTTTGAGCACCGCCTACAACGCCAACCAAGCACGCCTATCTCGGGAATCAGCCGAGTCAAGCCAGCGCACCCTGCTGGCGCAGCAGCAAACCGACCAAGCTGCCATGCGTGCCGAACTGGCCAAGCAGACTGCCGAGTACGGTAAGCAGGGTGCAGCCTTAGAGCAGCAAGCCACCACCGCTCGGCAGCAGTTTGAGGCATCCCAGCTCAACTACCAGACCAACAAGCTGGATATGGAGCGCAAGTCTAAGGAAGTGCAGGCCGCAGTTGACGAAGAGCGCCGCAAGGCCGCAGCGTCCGAGGCATCCGCACTCAAGGCTCGCACCCGTGGTGGCCGCAGGTCGCTGCTGTCTAGTGAGCGCATGGATGCAGAGCTGGGCATCCCAGCCAACTTGAACAGCGGCGGGATGAGGTTGCAGTAATGGCTACACTGCCCCAATTCAAGCAGCGCCAGATCGCCCGGCGCAGCACATCCGACATTGAGCGACTGTCCAAGCAGTACAAATCCAACATCGATGCGCTGACCGGCGAGTATCAGACCGCCTTCACCGGATACCAAGCCGGGGTGACCGAGAAGATGAAGCCGTTTGAGGCGCAGATGGCAACCTACAAGGAGTCGCTGCTGCCGACCTACGAGGCCCAGAAAACCGCCTATCAGAAAAAGCTGGACGACTACAACACGCTCCTGGCCGACATCGAGAAGAACCCCGTGGTGCCGATGACCGGGTACAAAGAAGTCAAAAAGCCAAGGTTTGGCTTGTTTGGCTTGCTGGGTTACGACACCGAGCAGGAAGCGTTCACCTACTACGCGCCCAAGCCGATACCCAAGTTCACAGAGACCGCCCCTGCCCTGCCAGAAGCCCCAACCGCTCCGACCGTTGAAGCGTTTGATTCCTCGCAGTTTGGTGTCAAGAAGGCTGAGGCCGAGAGTGTGTTGAAGCGCGAAGTCGGCGAGCGCCGCGCCGCCAAGATCGGTGCCGTGTCTCGCAAATCTACAAGGCCATTATTAGCAGGAGCACCGTCATGAAAGCAGTCTGGGACAAACCAAGGCCCAAGGATCTGGGCAAGCCCAAGGAGATGTCGCCTGCGCAAAAACGCAACGCCATGAGGCGAGCTGCCAAGTCAGGTCGGCCTTATCCCAACTTGGTGGACAACATGGCGGCGTCGAAAGACAAGAATTGAGCAAGTACAAAAACCCAAAGGGCGGCTTGACCGAGGAGGGTAGACGTAAGTTTGAGTCCTCCGGTGAAAGCAAGAACCTGCAACCCGGTGTCAAGCAAAAGAACCCCACCGGGCAGGCGCTACGCCGCAAGGGATCATTCCTGACCCGTTTCTACACCAACCCAAGTGGGCCGCTGGTGGGAGACAACGGCAAACCTACCCGGCTGGCGCTGGCCGCCAACGCCTGGGGCGAGCCGGTGCCGCGCACTGCTGGCGCTGCAGCCCGGCTGGCAGCCAAGGGCCGCAACCTGTTGGACAAGTACAAGATGGACAAAGATGAGGACTGAGCCATGAAAGACATGAAGACAAAAATGCAAGACAAGGTCGCCAAGGTCATGCGCGAGTACAAGGCTGGCAAGCTCAAGAGCTCCAGCGGCGACAAGGTGGCCAGCCGCGATCAAGCCGTGGCCATCGCCATGAGCGAAGCCAACAGGCTCAAGAAAGGCAAATGATGGAATACGACAAGACCACGCCGGGCGGTTTGCGCCTGACACCTGACCAGATCCTAAAACGGCAGGCGTCAGCGCAAGCCAAGAAGGATGAGTTCCAACAGCTCTACCAGGACGCCTACGAGTTCGCCCTGCCCCAACGCCAGCTCTACGGCGTGTGGGAAGGTGGCGCCACCGGCTCCAAGAAGATGATGCGGGTCTTTGACTCGACCGCCATCAACTCCACCCAGCGTTTTGCCAATCGTTTGCAGTCTGTTGTTTTCCCGCCACAGCGTAAATGGGCCAAGCTGGAGGCTGGCTCGGACATCCCGGCAGATCGCAAGCAACAGGCGCAAGCCATCCTGGAGGTCTACCAGGACAAGATGTTCACCATGCTCAACCAGTCCAACTTCGACATCGCCATGGGCGAGTTCTTGCTGGATCTGGCGGTCGGCACCGCTTGCATGATGGTGCAACCCGGCGACGATGTTTCCCCGCTCAACTTCATCCCCGTGCCGCTGTTCCTGGTGAGTTACGAGGAGGGAGCCAACGGTCAGGTGGACAACGTCTACCGGCGCATGAGGATGAAGGGCGAGAGCATTCAGCGCCAGTGGCCCGATGCCAAGATCCCCGACGACATGGCTCGGCGCATTGAGCAAAAGCCGACCGATGACATCGAGCTGCTGGAGGCCACCATCTACGACCACAAGCGTGGCGACTACTGCTACCACGTTATTGACAAGACTTCCAAGGACGAGCTGGTCTACCGCCGCCGCAAGATGAGTCCCTGGGTGATCTCGCGCTACATGAAAGTGGCAGGCGAGATCTATGGCCGTGGCCCCCTGATGACCGCCCTGCCAGACATCAAGACGCTGAACAAGACCATCGAGCTGCTGCTCAAGAACGCATCGCTGGCCGTGGCGGGTGTCTACACCGCAGCCGATGACGGGGTGCTCAATCCCAACACGGTCAAGATCGTGCCGGGTGCCATCATCCCCGTGGCACGCAATGGCGGCTCACAAGGCCCAGCACTGCTGCCCCTGCCACGGTCTGGCGACTTCAACGTCAGCCAGTTGGTGATCAACGACCTGCGCTCCAACGTCAAGCGGATCCTGCTGGACGAGTCGCTGCCGCCCGACAACATGAGCGCCCGGTCGGCCACCGAGATCGTCGAGCGCATGAAGGAGCTGGCCCAGAACCTGGGCTCTGCCTTTGGCCGACTGATCAACGAAACCATGATCCCGGTCACCGCCAAGATCCTGGAGGTCATGGACGAGCGCGGCTTGATCGACATGCCGCTGCGGGTCAATGGGCTGGAGGTCAAGGTCACCCCGGTGGCACCGCTGGCCATGGCCCAGAACATGGAAGAGGTCAACGCGATCATGCAGTACATGCAGATCAGCCAGAGCCTGGGCACCGATGGCCAGCTCGCCATCAAGACCGATGTGCTAGTGGATTACTTGGCCGACAAGCTGGGCGTGCCAGCAGCCGTGCGCAACACCGCCGCCGAGCGTGCCGTGCTCATGGAAGAGATGAAGAACCAGCAGCAGCAGCAAGCCATCGCCCAGGCCATGGCCATGCAGGCCCAGGCTGGCGCTGGTATGCAGGCGCTGCCAGCGCCGCAAGGGATGCCAGCATGAGCTGGGACGAGATCAACGCCATTGGCGACACCTCCGACATCCGTGAGGTTGACCAAAAGCGCGAGGATTTGGCCAAGCTGACCCTGCGGGTGTTTGGCTCTGAAGACGGCCAGAAGCTGCTGCAGTGGCTGCGCGACATGTATGTGAATGTGCCCATCGCCGTGCCGGGCACTGACCCCTCATATGCCTTCTTTGCCGAAGGGCAGAGGACGGTGGTGAGGGACATCGAGGTACGGATCAACTCAGCAAGGAAACTATGACCGACACAGCAACCGTCGAGCCCGGTGGAACCGGCCTACTTGACAACGTGCAAGTGACTGACGACACCAAACCAGAAAACACACAAGCGGCAGAGATCAGCCACAGGGCTGCAGACCCAAGCGCACCGGAACCGGATGACCCCCTGGAGCGGCCAGACTTCTGGCCCGAGAACTTCTGGAAGAAGGACTCCAACGAGCCCGACCTGGAGGGCATTGCCAAGAGCTGGTCAGACCTGCGCAAGCAGATCAGCCAGGGCAAGCACAAAGCCCCAGCCGATGGCAAGTACGACCTCAAAGCCTTTGGCGAGGAGGCCGAAACCAACCCCATTGCCACCACCCTGACGGGCTGGGCAAAGAACAACGGTCTGTCCCAGGCTGCCTTTGACGACCTAGTCACCAACCTGCAGACCCAGGCCAAGGAAGTGATGCAGGGCGACATGGTTGATCCGGCTGTCGAGATGAAGCAGCTCGGCCCCAACGGCGGCGCAATTGTCAACGGCATGGTTGACTGGGCTCGCGGCTTGGTCAACAAGGGCGTTTGGTCCAAAGACGACTTTGAGGAGTTCAAGATCATGGGCGGCACCGCTCGCGGCATCACTGCGCTGATGAAGGTGCGAGAATCCTACGAGGGACGGGTGCCCATCGAGTCTGTCCAGCTTGAGGGCACGCCAAGCAAGGAAGAGTTGTACGCCATGGTGGGCGACCCGAAGTACCAGAAGGATCCCGCATACCGCCAAAAAGTGGAGCGGATGTTCCACCAGTTTGCCAAATAATCCAGAGTTTTCTCCAAACTGCTTGCAGCAGTTGCCATTTGACCCAGCTTCGGCTGGGTCTTTTTTGTACAACAGTCAAGCCCCCCTATTGCACTGTTGTAAAAAAACCATACAATCTGGCCAAGGCCCACCGGGAAACCGACCCCCAACCGCAGCGGATGCTGACGAGCGGCTGCCGTAAGCAGCAAGCACAGGCCCGGATTACCGGCTCACCGACGCGACAACCCTGATCAATCAACCGAATGAGGTAATCAAATGAGCGTTTCTCTATCCAACGCCTTTGTGACGCTGTTCGATGCTGAGGTCAAACAGGCTTACCAGGGCAAAGCAATGCTGGTGGGTGCTGTGCGTCAGCGTCGTGGTGTCGAAGGCTCCACTGTCAAGTTCCCCAAAGTCGGGAAAGGTGTCGCAACTGCTCGCGTCAGCCAAACCGATGTCACCCCGATGAATGTCGGGTTCTCCACCGTTACCTGCACGATGAGTGATTTCAACGCTGCTGAGTATTCGGACATCTTCTCTCAGCAGAAGGTCAACTTTGACGAGCGCTCCGAGCTTGTCCAAGTGGTCGGCAATGCAATCGGTCGCCGCCAGGATCAACTGATCTTGGACGCGCTTACCGCTGCATCAAGCACCGGCACCGTGGCGAATTCAATTGGTGGCGCAAACACCAACATGAATATCTCCAAGCTGCGCGAGGCTGCCAAAATCTTGAACACGAAGAACGTGCCGTCTGATGGTCGCCACATCATCATCCATGCCAACTCTTTGGCCGCGATGTTGGAGCAAACCTCAGTCACCAGCTCGGACTTCAACACGGTCAAGGCTCTGGTGCAAGGTGAGATCAACCAATTCATGGGCTTCACATTCCATGTAATGGGCGACCGCACCGAAGGTGGTTTGATACTGGACGGCTCCAACGACCGAGTCTTGTTTGCATTCCACAAAGACTCTGTTGGCTACGCTGAAGGTATCGCCCCCAAGACTGAAATCAACTACATCCCCGAGAAAACGAGCTACCTTGTGAATGCTCTGTTCTCTGCCGGCTCTGTAGCGATTGACGTTGAGGGTATTGTCAAAATCACTGCACGCGATACTGCGGCTGCAGCTTAATAGGAGGGTCATACCATGGCTTTCGATTCTGTAGGCTTTAGTTCTGTTGGCGGTCAATCCAAGGCTGGCAATGCTCCCGCAATTTATACCTACGCAAGCGCAGACGCACAGTCTGTGATTCGCGCTGCCGGGTATTTCAATGCGGTGGCATCCATCCTCAAGGTTGGCGACATCGTCTTCTGCTACTCGGCAACGGGTGGCACGCCTGTCATGTCCACCGCTTATGTGAATTCCAACACCGGCACGGTGGTGGACATCACTGACGGCGTGGTGGTTACTGCAACCGATACCGACTAAATCGGCTTCGCTGCAACCGGGCCAGTCACTGAGTATTCGGGGGCTGGCCCTTCTCACATTAAGAGGTTTACATGGCTGCTGGCGACACTGGTGTATCGATCTGCTCTGATGCCCTGCTGCTGATTGGAGCCAAGGCAATATCGTCGTTCAACGATGGCACCGACGAGTCGAGCGTGTGCGACCGGCTCTATCCAGACATCAGGGATTCGACCCTGATGATGTACCCCTGGACGTTCAGCATGAAGAAGACGCAGCTCGCGCAATTGCTGACAACGCCAGCAAGCGTCTGGCGCTACCAATACCAACTACCGGGTGACCGCTTGGCCTCGCCCAGGCTGGTTGTCCAGAGCTCCTCACAGGGCTCGCCTATCCAAAAGGACTGGGAGATCCAGGGTGACGTACTGCTCACCAACCTGCCCAGCGTGTTCATCGACTATCAGTACAGCGTGCCTGAGTACGCCATGCCCAAGTACTTCGTGCAGCTGCTCAAGTATCAGGTGGCTTGGCACATCGCCGAGACCGTGACCGAGCAGCAGGACAAGGCCACCAAGTGGCAGCGCGTGGCCACCGGCGACATCTCTGAGAACGGGCGCGGCGGCTACTTCCGCACGGCGGCTCAGATTGATGGACAAAACACCCCGGTGCGGGTGATCGAAGACTACAGCCTGATCGCAGTGAGGAACTGATGCCCCGT